GTAATAATTAATTCACTTGGGTTATTCAATAGAGAATTTGTATTTACCAGTTTGAATATTCCTGTAAAAATTAAAACATTTGATAATACCACTCCTCCACCTCCTTAATTTTACTATGAATTTTCCGTTCACAGAAAAGTCCGTGGGTAACAATCAGTATATAAGAGAATTTAGTTCTGATGTAGACACTCACGAACTGGAATGGCATATAGATCGTGAAGATAGAACAATTGAAGTTATAGAAAACGTAAATTGGCAAGTTCAATTAGATAATAATTTACCACAATTACTTAAAGAAACAATATTTATACCTAAAGAAACATATCACCGTGTAATAAAAGGTGAGGGCAATTTAAAAGTAAGAATAACAAAACATATATGAAATTAATCGATTTGCTAATTGAAGTTAAAATGTACGAAGGAATGGGTCTACCTGCTGACAGTATTATCCCAATAGATCAATTTGTATGTAAATGTAAACATTGCGTAAATCAATCTCTATATGAAGCTATAAATGACACCGATAACAATTTGAAGATATGTTTGACCGAAGCGAACAAAAAGGAGCCTATTAGTTTTGAGTTGGCTGAATTAATGAAGAATATTGCCCGAGACACTCAAGGAAGATTAAAACTGTTGAGTGTATTAAACGATCCAAAAACAGAAGTGTGTCCAAAGAAAAGTCCAGAATGTAACGCTGGTTGTTTGAATTTTGCTGGTAACCCCGCATATCTAAAAGCAAAATTAGCAGCAAGAACTAGAAAAACTCGTTGGTTGTTTGGTGACAAATTGACATCTGATGAGATGAAAAATATTCCTATAGATCCAAAAATTATAGATAGATTTTATGGCAAAGGTAGACCCGGACCCGAAGGTAAACGTGGTAGAATATTGAATCCAATGCGTCCTGAAGACTTCATTGAAAGATTACAAATTGAAATGGAGTTTTTGAAAAAAGTGGCTAATAAATACAATTTAAAGTTATCGGTTAGATTAAACGGTACGAGCGATCTTGATTTTCATAAAAAATTGGAAAGTTGGAAATCTGCAAATCCAGATGTTAAATTTTATGACTATACAGCCGTGTTTAAATGGGCAATGCAAAGTCTTGAAGATCCTTCAAAACCACATATGACTTTTTCAAGAAAAGAAACTTTACAAAACAATATAGAATGTGAAAAATATTTGAAGGCTGGCGGTAATATTTCTGCAATATTTGATGAATTACCAGAATATTATCGTGGTTATAAAGTAATTGATGCAGATAGAACCGATTTGAGATTTTTAGACGATGTTGATCGACCTATTGATCCGGATACAGGTAAACCCGTAGGTGTAATCGCCGGATTAAAGATGAAGGGATTTAGATTAAAAGACGCATTTACATTGGGTATAATACAAAATAAGGGACCAGAAGATACATTCGTAATAAGAACCAAGGAATTGAGGGAAAGATTTGGAGATAAGTATTTTACACAAAAAATTTATTGGGGTGATCGTGCGCCAACAGAGCCAAACAATATTACTGCTAAACAGATCTATAAAGATAAAATCAAGAGTTATTTAAATAAAATATCAAGTAAATTGAAAGGTACCGCTGATAAAACGGGTGAAAAAATATGATATGTGAATTAACAAATTATAAACTGTCTATTTTTGTTGTTTAGATATTTATAATTAATGAGTGCTAATGTCAAGAAATATTTGTATCTATTGGTTAAAACCCATTCTGTAACTGGAATGAGATATCTTTGTAAGAGAGTTACTACTAGTGATTCCAAAGCTATTTCATATAAAGGTTCCGGAACAAGATGGAATAACCATTTAAAAGTCCACGGAAAACATATAAATACAGAAATAATTGCTAAATATGATTTAGATAGAATTGAAGAATTTAGTAAGTTGTGTATAGATTATAGTAACAAATTTGATATAGTTAAAAGTGGCGATTGGGCAAATTTAATCATTGAAACGGGTAAACCCGGAACTAAAATAGATATTTATTCTGGTGATAAAGGAACTTTTTTTGGAAAGAAACACACCGAAGAAACAAAAGAAAAAATAAGTATTGCAAATCGTGGAGATAATAATGTAATGCGTAGAAATAAGATTGCTTTAGAAAAGATGATTTTGACAAAAAATAAACCGGAAAATAAAGAAAAACAAAGATTGATTGCAATTGAAGTTAATAGTAGACCTGAAGTAAAAGAAAAGATAAGACAATCAAAATTAGGATTAAATAATCCAGCTGCAGATAAAAATATTTATACACTCAAAAATAAATTTAATGGAGATATTATTAATGGTACACGATTTGATTTAATTGAACAAATGAAAAAATTAAATAGTAACAATCCATCTATTAATATATTAACAAATGGAGACATTGGTTATTTCTTAAAAAAAGACAGAGTTGTAAAAAACGTGAAAGGGTGGACTAAGATATGAGTGCTAATCTTGACTCCGATAGGGTAAGATGGCCTGGAAGTGGTAGCAGTGTTACCCAAGACACTGTGCCATTTGGTTATTACTTAAGCGAAAGTTGCAACACAGGATCTGGCGAAACTACATTTGAAAACGATTGTAGTAGCAGCGCTATGTGGGCAGCGAAACGTTTGGGGTATCCAATCATCGATATAGAAATGATCGATGTTAATTTTTACGCTTGTTTTGAAGAATCTGTATTGGAGTATAACCGCGTTGTTAATGAATTTAATATCGTTAATAATATGGTTAATTTACAAGGTTTACCTCAAGCTAAATACAGCAATTTAACAGGACTAGGTGTAAAAAGTACAGGTTTACCTTTTACAATTCAATTGAGTAAGCAATACGGAGCAGAAGCACTTGTTGGTGGCGAAGTTGAAGTTAAACGTAATTATGTAACTATTAGTGGAAGTATCAATCCATCTGCTACCAATCAGGTGTATGACTTAAACATACTAATTGGCCGAGACATTGAACATTTAACTGGTTCTCGTATAGAAGTAAAAAGAGTATTTCATCATCGACCCCCAGCTATTGCACGTATTTATGATCCATTTAGTATGACAGGTATGAGTTACAGCAACGTACTCAGTGAAATGGGATTCAGCGCATATAGTCCAGCTACACAATTCTTGATGACTCCTATATTCGAAGATTTGGAACGTGTACAAGCTATCGAATTCAATGATATGGTTCGTAAAAGTGCTTACAGCTTTGAAATTCTAGGCAACAACAAGTTGAGAATATTTCCAATTCCAACTGATAATTTCAGAGTGTATATAGATTACATCGTTGAAAGTGAACGTGATATTACTAACTTTTATAGCGGATCTCGTTATGAATATATAAGCGATCCAAGTGATATTCCATATGAATACTGTACATACTGTAAGGTAAATCAGCCTGGTAAACAGTGGATTAAAAAATATTTCTTAGCGTTGTGTAAGGAAACATTGGGTCGTATTCTTCAAAAATATAGTACCGTACCAATTCCTGGCGGCGAAGTAACTCTTGATGGTGCTGAACTTCGTTCTGAAGCTAAAGAAGAAAAAGATTCATTGCTTGAAAAACTAAGAGATATGTTGGAAAAGACGCTTCGTGTTAATCAATTGGAAAATAAAGGAAAAGAAAGTGAAGAAATGAATAAGATGTTGTCCCGTGTACCTTTACATATTTATATAGGATAAAACATATGGCAGCACCTGTATCTCCACAGTATCCAAAAACCGATCCAAAATTTAAACAATATTGGACATCAACTCGTAAAGATGTTGGCATTTACAATAACAATTATTCGCCTGGAAGATATTTTTCTCCAAGAGACATAAACTTCTTGGGTAGTGTAAACTCGGAATTAATAGGTGATATAATCGAATGTGTTGTTCAAGTATTTAAGATTGCTGCTTATGAAACCAATACCAATATTTATGGCGAAAGTAGCAGTGATAAAGGTAAAATTTTCTATTCAGGCATTGATTTAAGTTGTCTTGTGCAACGTGAAGACATAACTGCCGATGGATCTCAGGGTTATGGTCCTGATAGAAAACAAGATATCGTTTATAGATTTAGAGAACGTGATTGTATTACCACCAATTATTTTCCAGAAATTGGAGATTTGGTTCTGTATAATGAACGTTATTACGAAATTGATAATGTTGTTCAAGAGCAATTCTTGGGTGGACATCCAGATAAGTCTTGGAGTTTGATTGTTAATACACATTACACAAGACTAAGTAAACTTAACCTCGTAGAAAGACAAACATAATTTATGGCTTGGGGTCCAAATAATAATGTAAATCCGCCGCCAAATCCGATTGAAAACGCATCGGCTCAATCAGATGTTAAAAAGCTTTATAATAGAGCCAACGCAACTCGCCGTGACACTGATAAAGAGAAGAATTTCACAGTCACTTTATTAGACGTTGATACAGCTATTATTAATACTTTAAACAATACACTCAGACTTCAAGTTAATGATAATGGTGAAGTTGTAAAAGTGCCAGTTATATACGGCAATCCAGAAAGATGGTTTGCTATGAAAAAGTTTGGCAATATTAGAGATAACCAAGGCAAAATATTGTTGCCAGCCATAATGATTCGTAGAAAAAGTGTTGAGAATAACAAAGATCTTGCAACATTTAATCGTTATTTAAATTATGAAACTATAATGAATTATAGCGAGAAGAATAAGTATGACCGGTTCGATTTAATGAATAAAGGCGTATTTCCAAGTAAGCCAACCAAACAGATTTATAGTGTGAGTTTGCCAGTTCAAGTAAATATAACATACGAATGCATCATTTGGACCGATTATGTAGATCAAAATAATAAACTATTGGAACAAATAAACTACGCAGCTAAAGACTACTGGGGTGATGCAGAGAGATTTAAATTTAGAGCTAGAATAGATAGTTATAGCATCGAACAAGAAGTTAACGACGGTGAAGATCGTAATATCAAAACATCATTCGATATAAATGTCAACGCTTACTTGCTAAATGATAATTATATAACAAATTTAAACGGGGTAAAAAATACCACTCAAAAGCTATTTACTGTAAGAAAAGTAATGTTGCAAGAAAATGCTGTAGCTAGTGCTGGAGAAATGAGTGCAATTGAACATAATGTTATTAAAAACAGTAGTAATCTAAAAGATAGTCCATTGGATTACACAGATGTAACAGGTCAAGGTACAATGGCACTAAAGCCAAATGAAGTAACCAATTTGGATGGTTATAATAAAATACCATCAAATTATCAAAATACAATTAATACTCCATTTCACCCAGCTCCTAAATCCATCACTGATTATGGAGAAAATGGTTGGTTAGCTTATGATAGTAAATATATTTATGTATATCAATATCCATCGGGGTGGTTAAAAAGAGAAATATCTACATTTGATTATGATTATAGTAGTCAAACTTATATAAGTGGTTATGACTGTAATGGTAATCCCATATACACTACAGCTAATAGAAGACCTATAAATACAGCTTTTAGAATATTTCAAAGATTTCCTGATAAATTCTATCATCAAGTACCTTATCAATCAAGTGACTATGGAGAAGATGGCTGGGTAAGCTACGACGGTAATTATTTTTATATTTATAGTACAGGTCAATGGAGACGAATACCAATTTCTCTATTTAACTAAATATAGTTAATATTTATATTTTTTTAACACTATGTAGACGCTACTTAGTTGTTTTTGTTATATTTATAAGAAATGTCAACATTGAAAAAAGATCCATGCGAAGTTGCTCCATTAAAATTGGATAATGCTTTGTATGACTATAAAAAATTAACAGCGACTTTTAAAGATCCTACTACACCTCTGTTTCTTAAAATAATTGAAGAATTACGTGTTATCATTAATTGTAATGCCAATTTACAAAAAAATACACAGTCCATACAAGAATTTTCCTGTAATCAAAAAACAGATACATGGGTATATAATCATAATTTAAATTCGGAATTTGTATTGTTCATTGTATATGATCAAAATTTTAATCAAATAATACCTGAAAGTGTAACTTTAAACAATAAAAATACAGCCACAATAAAATTTTCATTTCCTGCATGTGGTTATGTTTTTGCTATAGGTAGTAATGTAAGCACAAGCGGTACATCTGGAACAGGTACAAGTGGTACTAGCGGTAGTAGCGGCGAAAAAGGTTCAGCTGGAACAAGTGGTACCAGCACCACAAGTGGTACCAGCGGTATAAGTACATCTTCAGGAACAAGTGGTAGTAACGGTACCAGTGGAACTAGTGGAGAAGGAGGTAGTAGTGGTGAAAGCGGTGGATTTGGTACAAGTGGTACCAGTGGTGAAGACGGAAGCAGTGGTACAAACGGCAGTAGTGGTATTTTAGGAGGAACAAATGGTACAAGTGGTACCAGTACCACAAGTGGTACAACCGGAACAGGAGGTACCAGTGGCACAAGTGGAAAATCAGGTTCTTCAGGTACAAGTGGATCATCTGGTACGAGTGGTAGCAGTGGATCGTCCGGTACAAGTGGTAGCAGCGGATCTAACGGTACCAGTGGTACAAGCGGTACAAGCGGTACAAGCGGTACAAGCGGTACAAGTGGAAGTAGTGGAACAAGTGGAAGTAGCGGAACTAGTGGAACTAGTGGAACAAGTGGCACAAGTGGAACCAATGGAACAAGTGGAAGTAGCGGATCAAGTGGATCAAGTGGAACAAGTGGAAGTAGTGGATCAAGTGGAACAAGCGGCACTAGTGGTAGCAACGGAACAAGTGGTACTAGCGGTACAAGTGGTTTAAGTGGCAGCAGTGGAAGTAATGGTACAAATGGTACAAGTGGAACAAATGGAACAAGCGGAACAAGCGGAACCAGTGGTACAAGCGGCAGTAGTGGTTCCAGTGGTTCAAGTGGAAGCAGCGGTAGTAGTGGTAGCAACGGAACAAGTGGATCCAGTGGGACAAGTGGTACAAGTGGGACAAGTGGATCCAGTGGAACAAGTGGATCCAGTGGTACAAGTGGTAGTAGTGGTTTAAGCGGAAGTAGCGGCACAAGTGGTACTAGCGGTACAAGTGGTTTAAGTGGCAGCAGTGGAAGTAACGGTACTAATGGTACCAACGGTACAAGTGGAACAAGTGGTACCAGCGGAACAAGTGGAACAAGTGGATCAAGTGGTACCAGCGGTAGTAGTGGTTCAAACGGGACAAGTGGTAGTAATGGAACAAGTGGCACTAGTGGGTCAAACGGCACTAGTGGAACAAGTGGCACTAGTGGAACAAGTGGCACTAGTGGTACAAGTGGTACAAGTGGTACTAGTGGATCAAGCGGAAGTAGTGGAAGTAGTGGAAGTAGTGGAAGTAGTGGAACAAGCGGTACTAATGGAACAAACGGAACAAGTGGTACGAGTGGTACAAGTGGTACTAGCGGTACAAGTGGTACAAGTGGATCAAGCGGACTAAGCGGGTCTAGTGGTAGTAGTGGAAGCAGTGGTACAAGTGGAAGTAACGGTACCAGTGGTACAAATGGTACTAGCGGAACCAGTGGTACAAATGGTACAAGTGGAACTAGTGGTACGAGTGGAACTAGTGGTACAAGTGGTACAAGTGGTAGTAACGGCACCAGTGGCAGTAGTGGATCAAGCGGATCTAGTGGAAGTAATGGAACAAACGGTACAAGTGGCACCAGCGGAACCAGTGGTACAAGTGGTACTAATGGCACAAGTGGTAGTAGTGGTACCAGTGGAAGTAGTGGTAGTAGCGGCACTAGTGGCAGTAATGGTACAAGCGGTTCAAATGGTACAAGTGGTTCAAATGGTACAAGTGGTTCAAACGGTACGAGTGGTACGAGTGGTACAAGTGGGAACCAGTGGTACAAGTGGTACTAATGGTACAAGTGGTAGTAGTGGAACTAGTGGAACTAACGGTACTAGCGGCACAAGTGGTACTAACGGCACAAGTGGTTCAAGTGGTTCAAGTGGAACAAACGGAACGAGTGGAACAAACGGAACTAGTGGAACTAGTGGAACTAACGGTACTAGCGGTACAAGTGGTACTAGCGGTACAAGTGGTACAAGTGGTACAAGTGGTACTAGCGGATCAAATGGTACAAGTGGTTCAAGTGGATCAAATGGTACAAGCGGAAGTAGTGGTTCAAGTGGTACAAGTGGTACAAGTGGAACTAACGGTACTAGCGGCTCAAACGGAACCAGTGGATCAAGTGGTAGTAGTGGTTTAAGCGGAAGTAGCGGCACAAGTGGAACGAGTGGTACAAGTGGTAGTAATGGCACAAGCGGCTCAAATGGAACCAGTGGTACAAGCGGTACAAGTGGATCAAATGGAACTAGTGGCACAAGTGGTACAAGCGGCACAAGTGGATCAAATGGTACAAGCGGAAGTAGTGGTTCAAGTGGTTCAAGTGGTACAAGTGGAACTAACGGTACAAGCGGCTCAAACGGAACCAGTGGATCAAGTGGTAGTAGTGGTTTAAGCGGAAGTAGCGGCACAAGTGGAACGAGTGGTACAAGTG